ATTTATTAGGGAGTATTACAATGCTTCGAGCGATGGCTTATTCACTCTTGCTACACCTGTGCTTGCTGGGCTTGGCACTCCTACTAAACAATTTAGTAGTTGTGTTCTTATTCGCAGCGATGACGACTTGGATAGTATTTTTGCTTCAGGTGAGATGATGGCAAAATATGCTAGTAAACGTGCTGGCATTGGTTTAGAAATCGGACGAGTTCGTCCACTAGGTTCACCTATTCGCGGAGGTGAGATTATGCACACTGGTATGATTCCGTTCCTTAAGAAATGGTTTGGTGACTTACGTAGTTGTAGCCAAGGCGGCATTCGTAATGCAAGTGCCACAGTGTTTTATCCTATTTGGCATTACCAGTTTGATGACTTAATTGTATTAAAGAACAACCAAGGCACAGACGAAACTCGTGTTCGTCATATGGACTACGGTGTTGTACTCAATGCATTCTTTTGGCGCCGCTTTAAAGAGCAGGGCGACATTACGTTCTTTGACCCAAACGAAGTACCAGAATTATATGAAGCATTTTATAGTAACACAGAAGAGTTTGAACGTTTATACGAAAAATACGAAAAACGTAAAGACCTACGCAAAAAGACTATGAGTGCTGAAGAAGTATTCAAGAGCGGCATATTAAAAGAACGTACAGACACAGGACGTATCTATCTTGTGTTTGTTGATAACGTAATGAACCAAGGACCTTTTGATCCTGAGTATCATAAAATTTACCAGAGCAACTTGTGTTGTGAGATTCTATTACCAACTCGTCCGTTTAAGAGACTAGATGACGAGGACGGACGTATAGCGTTATGTACACTAGGATCTATTAACTGGGGATCATTCCGTCATCCGGAAGATATGAAACGTGCCTGTCGTATTCTACAACGTTCGTTGTGTAATATTTTAGACTATCAAGATTTCTTGTCTATACAAAGTAAACTAAGCAACGATGAAATACAGCCTCTAGGTATTGGTATTACTAACCTTGCTTATTGGCACGCAAAACGTGGATTAGAATATGGTGATCCAGAAGCACTTGAAGAAGTTAAAACCTGGATGGAACATCAGGCATACTATCTAACAAGAGCAACTGTAGAACTTGCTGAAGAACGTGGTCCGTGTAAAGAAAGTGAACATACTTGGTATGGTAAGGGAGTTTTTCCTTGGGAACGTAGATCACAAGGTGTTAACGAACTAACTGACTTTACTCCTAACAAAGAACTTAACTGGGAAGGTCTTCGTGAAGATATGAAAACACACGGAGTACGCAATGCTACACTAATGGCAATAGCACCTGTTGAAAGTAGTTCTGTTGTTATCAACTCAACTAACGGCATTGAAATGCCTATGAGTTTGATTAGCACTAAAGAATCAAAAGCAGGATCGTTTACACAGGTTGTTCCAGAGTATCATAACAACAGAGTGCGTAAAGCATATCAGTTAATGTGGGAACAAACTGATTGCGTAGGATATCTAAAGACAGCGGCAGTGTTGGCTGCTTATGTAGATCAAAGTATTAGCACAAACACATTCTACAATCCAGCACACTTTGAAAATAAAAAAGTACCTACCACACTTATTGCTACCAACCTAATGTTAGCACACAAGTGGGGTATTAAAACTTTCTACTACAGCCTAATTAATAAAGCAGGTGCTAAGGCTGAAAAGGTTAATGGCGTTGAGTTACACGAAAGCCAAGTAAACGGACACGTTAACGGACACGTTAACGGATTTGATCCATATGAAATTGAAGATGATTGCGAGAGTTGTAAACTATGAGTAAAGAACAATATGATTTAAAAACAAAAACAGATTACCTCAACCGTAAAATGTTTCTTGATGAAGCAGGTCCTGTAACTATTCAACGTTTTGAAGAAGTTAAGTATCCTAAAATTGCAGACTTTGAAACTACCGCACGTGGTTTCTTTTGGGTACCAGAAGAGATATCGTTAACTAAAGATGCGGGTGACTTTAAAGATGCAAGTGATGCTATCAAACACATCTTTACTTCAAACTTGTTACGTCAAACTGCTCTAGACAGTTTACAAGGTAGAGCACCTAGTCAAGTGTTTACTCCTGTTGTTTCAATTCCAGAACTTGAAGCACTTGTATATAACTGGACGTTCTTTGAAACTAATATTCACTCGCGTTCATACAGTCACATTATTCGTAACATTTATAATGTACCTAAAGAAATCTTTAATACTATACACGAGACAGACGAAATTGTTAGTATGGCTAGTAACATTGGTGACTACTACGATAAGTTACACGTTATCAATATGAAAAAAGAGATGGGTCACAAAGTAGATGAGATGGATCACATCAAACACATTTGGTTGGCATTACACGCATCATACGGACTAGAAGCATTCCGCTTTATGGTTTCGTTTGCTACAAGTCTTGCTATGGTAGAAAATAAAATCTTTATTGGTAACGGTAATATTATTTCACTTATTCTACAAGACGAGTTGCTACACAAAGGTTGGACTGCTTGGATGATCAATCAAGTAGTTAAAGAAGACGATCGTTTTAAGCAAGTAGCAGCAGAATGCGAAGAAGAAGTATACGCAATGTATGAAGATGTTATTCGTGAAGAAAAAGAGTGGGCAGACTACTTGTTTAAGAAAGGTCCAGTTATTGGACTTAATGCAGACATTCTAAAAGAGTTTGTTGATTACACAGCACGAGAAGCACTTAAAGACATTGGTATCAAATATAGATCTAATGCTCCTAAAACTACTCCTATTCCTTGGTTCAATAAACATAGTGATACACACAAAAAACAAACCGCTCTACAAGAGAACGAAAGTGTAAACTATGTAATCGGTGTGATGTCGGAAAAACTAGATTACGACGCATTGCCGACTATATAATAGTACACAACTAAAAGGATATACAATGGAAACAATTATTTGGAGTAAACCAATGTGCCCTTATTGCGACAAAGCAAAGGCACTCTTAACCTTAAAAGGCATTGCGTTCGAAGAGCGTAAACTAGGTGCTGAATGGTCAAAAGAACAACTATTAGAAGCAGTTCCAACTGCTCGTACAGTTCCGCAGATTTTCCTAGAAGGAGAATACGTTGGCGGATACGATGATTTAGAAAAACATTTCGAGGGAAAATAATGTTATTAGAAATGCCATATAAAGTAGGCGACACTGTTTCAGTTAAACTAACCAGCGGCGAAGAATTGGTTGCTAAACTAGAAGACGAAACCAGTGATAAAGTAGTCCTACACAAACCAATGAGCCTAACAGCAACGCAACAAGGCATCGGTCTTGCTCCTTTTATGTTTACAGTTTCTCCAGATGCGAAGTTAAATATAAATGTAAGAAATGTTATTTGTATGTCCAAAACAGTTGATGAGATGGCAAAACAGTACATTTCAAGTTCAACAGGAATCGCAGTATAATGCCAGGAGTAGTAAGAGTAGGTCAGGATGTTCACGTTGGTCACGCAAGTCCAACTCCGAATCCATTCCACCAAACTTCTTACGCAACTGGTTCACCAAACGTTTTTACGAACAATTCAAAAACTGTAAGAAAAGGTGATGTTACCGCTTGTGGTGACCCAGCAGTTGGCGCTTCGCCGAATGTATTCGCAAACAATATTCCTGTTCATAGACTAGGCGATGCCACAGGTGGACACGGATCTTGGGTTCCAAATGCTGCGGCAAGTGCTAGTGGTAATGTTATAGCAAACGGATAATGCAATGCCAAAATACAGCAACACAGAAGCAGAACTTACAGAAGATGGATACAGTTTTAAAGGTCTTCCTACCAAACAACAAACTGCTCGTTTCGAATATGTAGTGTTTGATTATGTAGAAGACAATCCAGGTTATGTTGATGGATCGTTTTCTAGTTATGCAGGAAAACATTATTCCGATGATGGAGAGATAGGATAATGTCATTAATTAAACGTGCAGACAAGGGAGAAGCACTTACATACGCAGAACTCGATGGTAACTTCACACACTTAGGCGGCGATGGATCGTATCAATTTCCTGCAACTGACGGATTAGCAAATCAAGTTCTTGTTACAGACGGTAACGGACAACTTCACTTTAAAGATCAATTGTTAACTACTGATATAGTAGGTTCGGTATTTGCTGATGATTCTACACTACTGATAGATGGAGTTGAAGGTGAAATTGTTGGTAATATTAATAACTCGCTTACTAACACAGAAACATTAACAGCAGAAACATTAACAGCAGAAACATTAACAGCAGAAACATTAACAGCAGAAACATTAACAGTAAACGGTTTAACAACACTTACAGGAACTACAGAAGTATGGAATAACATAACTGGTGCAACTGGTACTGTTATACACA